TATAACGATATAAATGTTTTACCTGTTCCTGCTAAACCATGAAGTAAGATATTTTTATTTTTATCAAAGTAATCAAATGCCCTCTGTTGATTTAATGTAATAGGATTTGTGCGTTTAGGCGAAAGATTTTTCAATTGATTTTTTGTTTGATTTTCTTTTTGTATTTTTCTTCTTTCACGTTTGGTCATCTTTATTACGTTTGAAAATCTGTGGTCATACTGTGGATAATCCTCAAGAGTGGTATCAAAATGAGTTGTCATATCACTCCTTTGCAAATAAGTTAATGTTTACCAAGTGTTGATAGTCGATTTAGGGTGAGCCTCTTTTGCTTTTTGAAGTACTTCTTTGAATCCAGCATCAGGCTTTTTTATACCTAATCTAATCGGGTCACCTAGACTTGGCGCCGTTATAATCACGGGTTCATATAAGGGATTTTTTTTGATAAAATTATCCCTCTCACTAATTTTCATTACTTTTTCTATGATTTCGTTTGTTTCGATATTTTTAAAATTATATGTAGGCATTGGCTGTATTTAGTTGTTTAACACCTTCTGTATACCATTCAGGTGCGTTTCCGTTTTTCCATTTCGCAAAATAGTTCTTTTCATGTATATAGTAATTTTTATAAGATTGTATTACGTCATTCTGAACTTTATGCTCTTCAGGCATTGCAGGAGGAGGTGGAGAAAATAATTTATCAATAGAAGAGTTAGGAGGATTCTCTAACGCTTTCTCTAAACCGCTAGAACGAATTAGATGTATTTTTCCATATCTATTAGTATACTCGGTAAGACAAGCAGTAAGAAGATTATGTAGCCAAGTGTAGTGCTGTGTTGATAGTCGTACCCACACCGCACTAGGGTGGTTAATATGACTTGCTTTATAAAGAATATTTTCTCTTTCATCTTTAAGCCTCCATCTTTTGATTTTTCTACCGTTTTTAGAAAGGTCTGTATACTCAATCCCATCTTGCATTCTATGGGCGGTTGATAACAATTGAGCATATTCGATAACCATTTTAACTACATGTTTATCACATGTCATTTCAGCACACTTTTTCACATCATGGTCTAGATAAAATATATTCATTTTTTACTCCATAAAAAAGATACATATATTGTAGCAAAGATTACTAAAAATGTCAAAAACTCGTCTAACGCACTAAAATTTTCTTTGACAAATTCTCCAAAGACAGTAATTGTAAAAAGAGCAGTTAAATAGGAACAAAGCATAACTAAAATCGAATGCCTTAAAATACCTCCTACAAGACCTCCCAAAAAAATTATGTAATTTTTTATTACTTCCACAATCCTTTTTCTTTTTCTTCAGCAAGAGTATTTACGATTTGTCCAAAAACTTTTTTAGAATTGTCTTCAATTTGAATTTGGTGGTCGAATACTTCCTTTATCTCTCTGATAAAATTCTCTGTCACAGGACTTCCATGCCTAATAGAAGAATCAAGATATGTTGATATCGTTCTAATGTCCATCATAATCACGCCTCCATTTTTGTTAATTTACCTAAGACGTACCAATCACTATGATAACTTCTTGTGATTTTACCTTTCTTAGTTTTTCTAATACACTCAGATGCCATCTCATGACCTGTATACTCCTCCAGATATTTTATGGCGTCATCTTCATCTCTAAAAATTTTCATACCCGCATTATTCAACATGTTAGGTTTCGCTCTAAAAAACATAATCAATCTCTCCTATTATAAAAGTTAATGTTTAAATTACTTTTTTCAACATATGGAACACTTTTGTATAAAACAAATTTTTTTTCAACTTCTTCAAAAACATCTATTTTATCATTTTCCCAAATAACAAAATTGTCATCTGTCAATCCATTAGGAACATATCTTGTTTGCTCATTTAATAAAACAAAAGAACCAGAAGAATCTAGCAATGAAAAAATATTCTCAACTTCTAGTTTTACATCTTCTACATGTTGCAAACAGAATGCACATATAATAACATCAAATTTATTTTTAGGCAATTGTAGTGACGGAATAAAAAATTGACTTTTTATATACTGATTTGCCCAGTATAACATACTTTGACTAGTATCATATCCAACAACAGGGTCTCCGTATTTTTTTATTATCTCTAAAGAAACTCTACCCATACCACAACCATAGTCTAACCATTTTCTACATTTTGAATTTGAAAAATTGTTAAGTAAGGTTGAGACAAAGTAATCTGTTTCCTCATAAAATTTATTAGGATTATCTGTATCAGTGGTTAATGCTACATGTTTTGCAGTTTCTAATGTAGATACTTGAAATGTTTCTTTGACGTATGGCATAGTTATTTGATTATTGATTTGTTTAATTCAATGGCTTCTTTATGATATTTTACATCTGTGTATTGCACACAAGTTACATCATCTAGATTTTCACTTTTCTGTTCTACTTTAGTGCATACAAATTCTTCTTTTTTTAGAACAAAATTATTTTGATATTTTTGATTTAAGACTTCATCAAGTTCAGTTTTTTTCTTAAAAGCTATGACATACCCTCCACAAGCTACTGTAACGAATGTGATGCCCAACAAAATGTGGAATACACGTTTACTGAATAAAATTATTGTAGACACTCTAATCTCCTATATAATGTAAGCTATAGCTACCCAAAAACAAAAAGTGTAGATATATAACCAAAACATAATTTTTAATAATGTATTAAATATTGTACTCATACTATTATTATCGTCTTTTTTTCAAAAAACTTCAAGGAGCATGTTGTTTAAAAGCAACACTACATATTTGTGATTCTGTCTAATTGTCTAGTATTTAACGTGCCTTTTGGGACGTTCTCTTTTATCCAAGATAAAAGTTTTTGTTTTATTTCTAATTCTAGGTTGACCTTTTTACCGCTATCTTTAACTTTGATATATTTAAAATCCTTTACGACAAACTGCCCACTTTTTGTTTTGTATGGTTTTCCATCAGGATTTAAATAAAATACAGTATTGTCTTTATTGTTAAGAATTACATAAACACTTCCATCTACTTCCCTTGGTAATCCTTGGGTTAATAATTTATGAACAGTCCTGGCCGCTCCCTTATGAGTATTGAATAATACATCTTGAGGAACCACTCTGGCTCTCTTAGCGTTGTTAAGTATTGCTATTTTATAATCTGTTAAAATCCAAACTAAGTGTATGTCACTTGATTTATAACCTATGTCCATAAGTTGAGGAATTACTCTTTCCATTTCTTCAGTATCTTTGAATGTGGTATCTAACATCAAATTAGGCAAAACTCCTTTTTTAGCAGTTGCTAACATATTATCTAACATTTTATTTTTTGAGTTTGTGAGTTTTATTGCTAAATGCAATGCATTTACATCATCTGGATTTTTCAATACCAAATCTTTTAATGTTCTATTAGGTTTGATTAGTGCTTTGTTTAAAATTTCTCTCTGGCTTCTTGTGATGTCAACCGCATATTTTTTCATTAGTTGGCTTGTTGTGAATTTACCTAATGCATCTAATTCCATAAATGCTTTTTTCAAATCATCTACATCATGTATCTTAAATTTTGATGATTCTAAAAAATATTTTCTAGCAAATCCTTTTCCTGAACCTGACCCGCCTGCAAGAAATACAACTTGATTGTATTTTGCACTATTATTTAATAGTATTTGTTTTTCTAAAATTACGGGATCTTTTATATAAAAATCTGCAAAAGATTTCATTGTTTCTCCTTAAGAAAATAATTCTGGCAATGCTTCCTGAACTACTTTCTTATTTATACCTTTTATTTTTAACTTTTTATCTTTCATTTTTATAACGATTTCAGCTTCTTCAGGAGACAAAGACTCTAATATATCAATGAACAACTTTTCCCTTTTTATAACATGCAAGTTATTTCCCGGAATAAAATACTGCATTTTTCTCCACTCCGCAGGAATTCTATTTGCTCCCACATCTCTCATTTCTTCATGCTTAGTATATGGAGGAACTCCCTCAGGCAATTCTAGTTTTGATTCACTAAAATTATATTTGAGTATATCTTTAAAGTACGGAAGTAAATTAGCTATGGCTTTAACTGCTCCTGCTCTTTTACCTGCCGGCAACTCTGATATATGATTAAATAAATCTGGTACTGACATTTTAGATACGTCCATTAAAACTCCTGTATATGTTCAATTAGCATTTTCATCTTGTGCTTCACAAAATAATTTAATAATTTATCTTTACCTTTTTTAGGTGTAGATGTAAATTCACTAATAATTTTACTTCTATATTCATTAGGAATTTTACTTAAATCAATTAAAGACTCATTTCTCTTGAAATTTTTGAGCATGACTTCATCACCCAATTCCTCTGGGTCTTTATCAACCCAAATATTTAGTTTCTTTGATGTTACAGGTCTTTGTCTAATTGACTTTACTATGTAATCATCACCTGATAATATATTAGGAATTCCGTCGCCTCTATCACCTTTTATAATATGTTCTTTTAAAAATTGTAAAGGATTATTCGTGCGAATAAATTTCTTAGCTGTAGGATTGTACTGGTCTACATTTGAAAATTTTTGTAGCTGTAAAAAATCTTTATCGCTTGATAGAATTAATATTTTTTCAGTAGTATCACAATTCATATAAACACCAAACTCATGAACTAATGTTCCTATTACATCATCAGCTTCGGTTCTATTAACTCTAATAACTTTATAAGGAAAGTTATCTTTAATTTCATCTCTAACTTTATTTAAAGTATCAAATATTAAACTCCAATCATACGGAGAAGAATCTCTATCTTTTTTTCGATTTGCTTTGTAGAAAGGAAAAATATCTCTTCTCCAATATGCTTTATCATCTGAGGCAATAACCATCTCATTATACTCTTCTTTGAATTTTTTATTATACATTCTTAAAGAGTTAAGAATCATATGCCTTATTAAGTTTTCGCTTATCTCGTCTGATGACCCATTAATTTGGGTCATCAAATTTGATATCATTACTTGGTTTAAATCTACTAAAATCATAACGCTCTCAATAAAATAGTTTCTGAATTAATTCTACCTGTAAGAACTTTTTCTTTAGTTTTCAGTTCACTTAAAATATTTCTCAACTTAACTTTACCAGCATCTAATAGTGTTGGAATCGTATCGTCAGGCTTTCTAAGTGTCTTAGAAACCGATGTTGTTGCATTAAAGTTCTGTATTGTACTACCTTTAACTGAAAGGCCTCTTACGTCTTCAGCGTGATAGACACCTAGCTTTTTAGTCTTAACATTATAGACCCATAATTGTATCGCTCCTATTATTTTTGTAGGAGAAATACTTTTGTAAGCATCACTCTCTGATGCATAATTTAGGTTCTTAACTAACTGCACGGCTGGTTTTTGTTTTGTCTTTCTTTTGCGAACAGATTTGACTTGTGATGCCATGTGTGATTGAGTAATCAAATCATCTAAAAGAGACTTCCACTTTTTAAGTTCGCTTTTAGTAAAATGTCCCCACTCTTCACGAACATATTCATCAGTCGTCCAAACGTCAATTATATCCTGCACTTCTTTTGCTTCCTTGACAAAAAACTCTGAAATTTTTTCAGCAATGATTGAGGAAATGTCTCTACTTTTTAAGTATGCTTCCCAGTTAAATTTAAAAGTTCGATTAACTAAAACATACTGGTCAAGCAAATACTCAATCTCAGCTATTTCTCTGTCTGCCTTTTGTTCAATTCTATCTTGAATAGAAATGACGTTTTTGTTTTTATTAACCTCATCAAAATTACTTGCTTTTTCTTTTAGCTGTTGCATCTCAGCATTAAACTTTTTGGCCTGTTCTTCATTTAAAACATAACCCTTAGATTGCATTCTAGCTAACCAAGAAACCGAAGTTGATATATCCCGAGAAGACAATCTACTATAAAGTTCTGTGTCATCATTAGAATACTTTTTTGTTTTACAAAACTCCAACAAAAACTTTTTATTATATCTGTGTTTTGCAATAGTGCCGTACCAAGATAACGCTTTAGAGGTTCGCTTTTCTAAATCTTCATCAGATAAAGATTCTGCATCAACCCACTCAGGTTCTTTACCATGGTAGTGTTGGTCCATATCATCAATTCGGATTTTCGCTAATTTCATAATAATTCTCCTTTATAATCAGAATACAACT